ATCATTTTGTTTATAAATAATATTGTATTTTGAAGTTTCATTATTATAAATTATATTATTTACATAACTATTTTTTTTTAGTTTATAATTTTTATTTAGAGAGATTATACTAATCATAGCATTAATAATTGAACTTAATCCATTTGTCATTATAAAAAAATGACTATTTTGGTTATAATCATATTTAAAATAATTTATTGCATTATATGCATTTAAATAGTATAATTTATTTTTATATTCAAAACTATTTTCTATAAATTTATAAACAGATTTTGGAAAAAATTTCATTAAAAGTTCATTTAAATAAAACTTTTGTAAAAATGTCTTTGAGAGATTTACTATTTTTGAACTATAAAAAAAATTATATAATAATGTAGAATACTTTTTTCTTATTAAAGATTCATCTGAAACTTCTCTATTTTTTTTATTATATTTTATATAATTTTCTGTATTGCTTATATTAAACATAAATTTTTCTAATTTTAATTCTTTTATTAATGAAACCATTAATTTATGATGATAACCAATACGACCTGCACCTAAATCCATTATATAATCAATATTATCTACTTTTTCATTGAAACTATAAACTCGTCCTCCAAATCGTTCATCTTTTTCAAGAAGTAATACTTTTAATTTTGGATATTTTTTTTTTAAATTATACATACTATATATTCCTGCTATTCCACCACCAACTATAACTATATCATAATTTTTCATTTATTATAATAATTAATATAATAAAAGAAAATTAATTATTTTAAATATTATTGTTTATTATGTTTTTTGTAACCTTTTAATCCATCTTCATATAAATTTACATTTACAAATCCTTTTTTCATTAAATTAATTGCTGCAGTTTTTGATGCACTACATTTATTATGAGCACAATAACATATTAGCGGTAACTCATAATATTCTAATTTTTTAGATTTTATTAATTTTTTTAATAAAGGATAATGTAAATCTATTAAATTTTTAAACCAATTATTTAATTCAAGAGTAGACATTTTTGCTATATTATTATATGGTAAATTATAAGTATTAACTATATGGTCTTGTGCATACATTATAGATGGTAATACATTCAAAACTATATAATATTTTGAATTAAGATTTTTAATAAATTGTTTATATTTAAAATTATTATGTACTAATTTTGTGTAAATACTGGTATTCCAAGCATCACAATTATTATTGGATAATACAAAATGTATATGCTTAAAATAAGTATTATTTTTTTTTCCATTTTTAGCAATTGTTTTATAGTTTTGTGGAGTTAAAAACTTAATAACTACAAAACCCTTATCATCTATTTTTGCTACTCCACTATTACTAAAATTACCATAACTAGATTTTGCATCATTTATAATAATATTATTACTTGGTTTAGATGCCCAATATAATATTTTTTTATTTGCATGTTTTTTACCAATATTTAAAATTAAACTATTATTATAATTAATAGGATAATTTATATTAAAATTTTTATAATTTTTTATAAATTCTTCTACATAATCTATTTTATTTAACCACTTTGGTTTATGTTTTTTACTAGATTTTAATGTTTTATTAAAATTAAATTTTAAACAACTTGCACATAATTTTTTTTTTGTTTGCATTTATTTAATATAATTAAATAAAAAAAATTAATTTTGATATAATAATTGAGCTGTACCTGAATGAAATTCTAAAATATTATAGCGTTCCTCAAATAAATGCAAATCATAAGAATAATGATATATAGATGTTGGTTCTTGAGTTGTAGCTATTATTTCATTTGTTACTGGATCACAAATTGTTGTAAAATTTAGTGCTTCTTTATTTAAAGGGGGAGTTTTTAAATTATATTCAAATTCTATTGTTTTAAATTTACTAGTGTTAAATGCACCAGTAGGTTGATATTTTGAAGAATCTGTATTTAATGAAAAACTATAATGATATAATCCATCTTTAGTATTTCCATTTGTATGTATATATTTTTCGATTTTATCATATATTCCCGAATCAAAATCTTCTTCTCTAGCTTTACCATCACATATAATTGCAAATTTATCTAAAATAGTTTTAAAATTTTGTTGTTTATATATATCTGGAAGATAATCTGTAATATAAATATTACTTAAATCATTTAATGAAAAATCTTGATAAAAATTAGTAAAATTCAAATTATTAGAAATATCTTTATTATTTAAATTTTTCACATTATATGGAATAATATTTTCATATGGCCAGTTTGTATAATTTGACCATTGATTACGATTCTTTATATCATTGCGTTGAATATACCACATCCAATTTGATACTAAACCATTTGTTTCTATTTTTATTTTATTTGTTTTATTTATTCTTTTTTCTTCATAAGTTTTTACTTGTTTAATTAAATATTCTTGATTATTATTTGCAAATAATGTACGTTCTTCACTATCTAAAAAACATTGTGTTGTGATTAAATGAAAATCAAAGTTGACATTATTTCTTTGATCATTATAAATACTATCTAAACTAATATCTCTTACTGGAGGTGGTTGTATAAATCTATAATAACCAAAATTTTCTTTATTTTGATCAGCTCTAATATCAACATAATTACTATGATTAATTGAATAATTAATATCTTTAATTGTAAAAAGTTCTACTATTGGTCTAAATATAAATTCTATTTTTAAATTATCATATTGCATACATATTAAAGGAAGTGCAGAACTATTAAGCATCGAAAACCAAGAATTTATTGGTACATATATTGTTTTATCATATATTGATGGTTCTATTCCTGATATATCACTATTATTATTATAATTATATGCATTTGGGTAATGATTATTTCTATTTAAATAATTTGCAGGATCATTGAGTTCATTAGTATTACCAATCATTAAGTCAAATAATTCTTTTTTTTTAGAATCAAAATCACGTTCAATAACATTTTGTAAATATGAACCATTGAATTTTTGTATTTCAGTATTACCTATTGTAAACTTAACTTCTTTAATTATTTGAGTACCAATATTTTTTATCCATTTAAATTCATATGGTCTTAATTCATTATTAATATTAAAAATTGGACTCCAAATTTTAGGAAGTTTAAATACTAAAAAAACATTCATTAATAAATCTGCATATCTTGGTATAGTAAAAGTAAAAGTAGAGTCTGAAACTAATTGTGCATTATTTGTTTGTTTATGATCAACCCTAAATTTTTGCATACCAAAATTAGTATGTTTTAAATATTTAATTTTAAAAAAACTTTTATCTGGATTTCCATTAATAATAATATTTTGATTTCCATATGCTACTAAATTTAATAATCCACCTGCCATATATATATATTTAATAATAGTATATTAAATAAATTTATATATTTATTTTTATTATTATATTATAATATGGAAGAATTTAATTTAACTAATACTACTAAAAATATTGGTAAAGAACTAGAAAATTTACAAACAAATGTTACTAACTTTTTAAAAAATGATACTAATTATATATATATATTATTAAGTTTAACAATTGTTTTCATTATATTATTTTTATTATTAAGCTGGATCAATTATACTTTAAGTTTAAATCAAGGAGCATGTAAAAGAATAGAAAATATTTATCCAAATGATAATGCTTATCGTACTAAAACTTTTATAAATGGTAGAGTAAATTTTGAAAATCCTAATTTAAATATAACTGTAAATAATGATAATTTTCCAAAAAACCATTTACAAAAATTTAAAAATTATTTTGTAAAATCATCTTATAATTCTTGCTGTGCTGATGGTTATAAAAATAATTGGGTTAATGAATGTGCATTAGAAAAATGTATTTCACAGGGAGCACGTTTTTTAGATTTTGAAATATATTCTTTAAATAATCAACCTATTGTTGCTGCATCAACTGCTAATAATTATAATATTAAAGAAACATATAATTTTATATATTTAAGTAAAATTTTTGAATTTTTACATAATAATGCGTTTAATGAGGAAATTACACAATCTTATAATGATCCTATGATTATACATTTAAGATTAATGACAGAAAATACTAATATATATGATTTAATTGCTGGTTATATTGATACTCATTTAAATAAAAATAATTATTATTTATTAAATAAAAAAAATACAATTGGGCACATTAATTATGATCCTAAAGATATAATTGATGCTAAATTAGAAATATTTGCAAAAAAATTTATAATTATAGCTTACCAATCTGATAGTGTATTAAAAAGTAGTAATTTGAAAAATTATGTTAATTTAAGATCTGGCTCTAATTATTGTCGATTATTACGATTTCAAAATATTATTTCTTCTGGAGATTCATCTGAATTATTAATTTCCGAATCAAAAAATAATTATACAATAATTTTACCTGATATTAATAATAGTTTAGATAATTATGATTTTACATTGCCATTAAGTAATGGTTGTCAAGTAATAGCTATGAAATTTCAAAATATGGATAGTAATTTACATGCTTATAATGATTATTTTAGTTTTCACAAAGGTTCTGGATATAACTTTGTATTAAAACCAAATAATTTATTATATAATGTTGAAGATAATATATCGGTTCCTGAACCAGAAGTTAATTTAGAAAGTCCTGGAATTCCTGGTACTATTCTCATATACAATAAAACAGAATATGAAATAATTGAATATAAATTATTTAAAACACAAAATACAACAAGACAACCTGCTCGAACTGGTTATATTAATAAAAAAGAACCCAATAATAATAATCTCGAAAAAATAAATTTAGACTCAAATATTGCAAGTAATAGTTATTATATTGAATTTTATAGTTATGGCACTAGTAATAATAAATTAAGTAATTTAGATATAGAAATATTAGCATTAGGTACTGAAAATTCTGCTACCAAAGGATTATTTAATAATTATCCTTTAGAAACTACTAATCCTGAAAAAAATTTATTTAAAATTACTCCATATACTAGAAAATCTATTGCTGATATTAAATTAGAAGTAAATAGTAAATAGTAAATAGTAAATAGAAAATAGTAAATAAAAAATAAAAAATATTATTAAAATTTTATTAAATTTCAATAATATTTTAATATTTTCTTAATTTAATGGATATAAAATCTTTTGAAGAAAAAGAATTATCAATATTAAGAGATGCAGTTGATGAAGCAAATTCATTAGCTGGAAAGAAACTTGCTCAATCTGAAGAA